TCTGCCAGTATCTCAACGAACAATGTATCCACGGGATCTATCGTCAGTATGTTGAACCTGTCTGTCCCGTCAACTATCTGCATCGACTCTTCCAGTCCCGTCCTGGTATGTATGGTGTACTTGTATCGCGGCGCCACCACCAGCCGGTTGTTAACATAGTTCTCGGGCGACACCCCTGCGCTCACCCTCGATGCCCACACATATTTGAAATGGGTATAAGTCTTCACCGGCGCCCCCATGGAGCTCTTCGTCGAAGTCATCGACTTCAGCTCAATCTTCCGGTCCATATCTCCCACTTTTCCCATTCCGTAATCTTTATTCCGTCCACCGTCATTGCGAGGAGCGCAGCGACGAAGCAATCCCCCCGTCAAAACCTCTGCACCCGAAACTTCCTCAGCATATTATCCGCCTTGCTCTGCCGTATCGAGAATCCGAAGTTCAGCGTAGCGTTCTCCGGGTTCAGGTACCTGTCTGTTGCCAGCAGTATTATCGCATCCTTTATCCGTTTTGGCACAGCCCCGGCGCTCTGGTAACCTGAGGTAAACTCGATCTCCACCGCGTTCAGCCTCTCGCTGTAAACAGTATAAGTTTCCAGGAAGCGCAGCCTGGCTGTCAGTTCCGTATTATCCAGCACATAATCGGCGGCGCTCATCACCGTCTTCACGTTCGAGCTGTTATAATACTGAACCCCGATCACTTCGATCACCGGTCCCTGTGTTATCTCAACCTCACAATTGCCGTTGGCATCAGCCACCGGAAAGTCATCAAGATATCCCAGCCATGTCTCCTGGCAAAGGCGTCTGCCGATATCGGTCTGCACATCGTCGGTCACCGCCTCAAGGATCTCCTGCAGGTATTCATCCTGCATGTTATCCTCCTCATCCTGGGCGCCTATATGCACATTCCTTTTGAACCGGTCGAGATCCACCGCCTCAAAAGTCGCCTCCGTTTTTATCTTATACCTCAGTTCCTCCATTGTGTGTACCGTCATTGCGAGCGTAGCAAACCAATCTGTCTGTCTCTGCCGTTGGGTCTCCGTCCCCCTTCAGGGGGACAGCCCGCAGGGCAGGGGGTTTACTCCTTAAAGTACTTCTTAATCTTCTTCAGCATCGTCACCGATATCCCCACGTCCATCAGCGAGTCACCACCGCTCACCTCTTTCACCTTCTCAGCCGTGTCGAAACCCGCTGCGAACAGCTTCTCCCTTCCCGGCAGATCCTCCGGAAGAGTATTCACCGGTGCCGGCGGAGCCGGAGGAGTAGTAATATCCATCTTTACCTCTTCAGGATCCGGTATCAGTATCACATAACCGCCGTCCATCAGCTTCTCGGCCCACTCGGGAGTTACATACCCGATCTGTCCCTTTGAATAAGCAAACTTCGGATGTGCCTTTATCCACTTTACTTTTATCATTGCCTTGAGTTTTTGTTTTGAAAAGGGCGGCTTTGCTTTGGGCTAAGCCTCGGCGTACCGCCCTTCAACCCTAAAACCAACCTGAAAATGAAGAATCCCTGCTATGCAGAACACAAGGCATCTTTCATTGCAGCAAAGCTTGCAGGATGCTTAACTCCTGAATCAAAGAATCCGTTAAGCACTATGCGCACTTTGTTGCCTATGCCCTGGGTATAAGGATCAACAAGAACATCGAGAGCTGCGAACTGTGCAATGATAAGCTCCTGCCAGTTGGCAAAAAGTATAGCGGTGCAAAGCTCGCTCTGGTTGCCCTTGGTAAGATTATCCGGAACAGCTGTCGAAACGTAAGCCTTGTATCCGATAAGGTTATCCGGAACGTTCACGGCCCATACCCTTTCCGGGTGTCCCGATTCGAGGGCTGTGCTCTGGAGCTTCCAGCGTCCTTTCGGTGATGTTGCAAAAGCAAGAGCGCCGAACTCAGCATTGGCAGTGCCAACCTTTTCAACCAGTGAAAGAATGTTAGCCAGGGTAGGAGCTGCTCCGTTGTCACCTCCAACAACATTCCCTATATTGCTTGTCGGGAGAATCCCTGTAGGCCCGTCAGATGCACCGGCTATGATAGCCTTCTCAAGCTCCACATACATCGAGTTAATAAAGATGTTCCTCATTATCTGCTCAACATTGTATGCACTCTGGTTTATGAGAAGCTTGGAAATATCCTGGTAACAGGTAAGCCTCTTGGGTGTCAGGTCAACATCATCCAGGTCTGCGCCTGCATCAGTAGCATCTGCAACCTCAGTTTTCCAGCTTACCGTTGCCGATGTTCCAACCCTCGGTATGCTCAGGTTTCCTGTCAGTCCGCTCAGCGTCATGGCGCCGGCGCTTACACAGAACAGTTTTGAGTACAGTGCATCAATGAATCCTGAGATGTTCGTCTGAACAATGGGAGCTGTGGAAGTTGTTACGTCCGACCTCTTGTGTCCCATCCTCAGCACCTTCGAGCTGATCCCGAATCCCGAGAGTGTCTGGCCTATCTGCGCCATTTCCCTTTCGGCTTCCTGGTTCATCTCAAGTTCAAGGCCCGAAAGCTTGCCTTTCAGCGATTCCTGGATGGCTTTAACAAATGAATAGTTCCTCAGGTCCTTCTCTTCCGAGGGAGTAAGGATCTGGCCCTGCTGTGATGCCCTCAGGCGCAGGTGGTTCTCTTTCTGCTCTTCCGTGCGGATCTCCCTGTCGAGTCCCGGGATGAGCTTGTCGTTCAGTTCGCCCCACCGTGCATTCTCAGCGTCGGTGAGCTTCTCTGCCTTATTGGCCAAAACATCCATTTCAGCCAGAAGGCTTTCTCTCTGTCTTTTTAATTCGAGTGATTTCACTTCTTTTGGATTAAATTATTACTATAGATATTAGCCTCTAAGGCTGTTTACTCGTCTCTTCCTGCTTTCCTGCAGTCTTGCAACTTGGTCTGCCACTGCTTCCGGATCTGCCAGAAGCTCTCTTACCTTCCGCGGATCCTTTTCTTTTATCTCCAGGTCCTTCCCGTCGAGCAGGGTAAGAATATCCCTCACTGTCATGGCTTCGAGTTCACTAAGCAGGAACTTACCTCCCAGCTCGCGGAAAGCGTACATGAATGCTATATATCCTTCTTCTCTCAGCCTGCGGTTTGTTATGTCGCGTTTACCTGCCTGTGGATTTGAAGGGATATTCACAATGCTGGCTTCTAGCAGCTCCTGCCCCGCGAAGTAATAAGTCTCTTCAGCTCTGCCCTGGGCTTCTTCCCCTTCTCCGTATTTCCCTTCGCCTACCTCCAAGAATCCAACCGAAGTGCGTGTAAGAGATCCGAAAAGAACCTTCTGGAATATCTTCTCAGCCAGCGGATTTATATCAGCAGGTTCAAATTCAACAGAAGCTGCAAGTCTGCGCTCCTGTCCCTGTCCTTCTATGCCTATCGAAACACTCTTGCCGATTACATAATCAGGATTCGGATCTGTGCACAATCCTCCGCTCAGGGTATGCTGGTATGCAATCACCGGGTTGAGCCTGTAATTATCCAGCTTCCAGTTATCCTGGTTAAGTACCGTGCCGTGCCGGTCCTTTGTGAATGTCGAGAGCACAAAGGGAATTATCCTGCTCTCAGCAGCATCGGCGGGTATGTCGCCCCTGGTCCCGAATCCGTATTTCTTAATTTTTCCCATTGTTCAGGTTATTATTATTGCCTACTATGTTTGCTGGAACAAAAAGCTCGTCGCCTCCATTAATAGGGTTCAGGTTCAATATCCTTCTTCCCTCGTTGCGTGTCATCACACCGCTCAGAACCATCTCCTTTATATGTGCTGTCTGTGCTGCCAGGTCGCCCCTGAGCATCCCGTCAAGGTTATACCTGATCTTTATCTTTCCTTTTTCCTTCGGAAGCAAAAGCTTTTCCTCGAGCTCAAGTTCCTGTCTGCGCAGAAGCGGGCGGAGAGTATATTTTACAAACTGAATATCCTGGTGTTCAATGTTCGAGAATGTGGCCCTGGATAGGTCGCCGATCAGGTGAGGCGGCACGTTGAATATCCTGCATATCTCTGTCAGCTGGAACATCCTCGTGGCAACGAACTGGGCTTGTTCCGGTGGGATCCCTAACGGTTTGTACTTCATCCCGTATTCCAGTATGGGAGTAGTGTGGTCGCCGGCAGATCCTGAGTAATAGGCATCCCAGCGCTTCTTCCACTGCTTAAACTCTTCGTCCTTCATGCTGCCTTCAACCTCAATTACCGATTTCAGGTTTCCTCCCTTGGCAAAGAATTTCGCCCCGAACTTCTCGGCAGCCAGACCCAGCCCTATGTTCTCCTTTGCTACCTGTATAGGGCTCTTGCCCCAGAGGCCATCGGTGGAGAACATCTTATAATGAACTATTTCGTCAGGATAGAAAGTCCCCTTAATATTGAATCGCTCGTCGTTAACCTTGTAGAAGATCTTGTTATCCGACATCACCGCCTCCACACCTTTCGGGTGCAGCGGTATCAACCTCTTTGCCGTTCCGGTTCCTGAGTTGTCTATCAGCGATATCCCGTTTCCCCAGCCCTGAAGCCAGGCATTCATAAGCTCGCTCCAGGTAAAGCCTATCATAAATTCGTTAGGCTTCATTATCAGTTCCTTCACCTGGTGTTCAATGGGAGTACGCTTGTTGCCGGTCTCTTCGTAAGTGTCTATGCCGAACGATCCGGGCATCTCCGAGAGAAGGCGTATGCACGACCACACGGCGCTCATGGTGAGTGCCGTCTCTTCAGTTACATTTATACCCGATTCGGAAGTGCTCAGCATGCTGGCAAAAGAACCCTTGAGCGTGTTCAGAGAACGGCTCTCGGGTGGATTCAGGAAAGCTTTAACGCGTTCGCGCAGATTTGCCATTATCTCTTCATAGATCCGTAAAAGACTTGTTGCCTCAATTATCCTCTACAAATTTCCGAAGAGCTTTTCCCTTTTATATGAAAGTCACTTTACATGAATGCCGGGCGGTTATCAACACCCCCAACATCAATAAAAATGGCTGCTTGAGAAAACAGCCATCATACTTATCAACACATATAACATAACACTATCACACCCTAACATGTATTAGCAGTAACTTTC